TAGAGAATTGTAGATTTTGAAATCTGGATAGACTATTTTGCGGATCTCGTCCGTAAGTTGTACTCGTCTGATTGTCTGTAAAAACAAAGCCTGCTCCATATCCAGCAAAACCCGGAGATTTTGTTTCGATCGTTAGATCTGACGCTCCGCTTTGTCTACCCTTTGCGATGAGCTGCATTGCGCTATTTTGTTGAGGAATCGGATCTCCTGCTCTCTCGTCTGCTGTCGAAAAAGAGCTCTGTGCATCCCATACATTATCAGAGCCAAGAGCAAGAGGTACAAGAAACCCTCTCAAGTATGTCGGTGTAACGTTTGCCATTAGTATCCTCTTCTTGCAGAACGAGACGAGAGACCTGCTCTTTGTCTGTCTGTCATATATCGATCAAAGTGTTTATACGGATTCATGACTATAACCTCGGGAGATCCGCTTTGTCCATTTTGTAAACGATTGACTCCTGGCTCTCCTCCTAGTCTGTCGACTGTCGCCCGATCGAGCACTGCTTCTCCTGCCTTGACGACTGCAATACTCTCGTCGGGAGTCATACCACCCATATGGAACTCCGGAGCCTGCTGTGACATGACTACGGCTGTCTGTCCCGCTCCTGCTGCGATTGCTGACGCGATCATGAGTCCATTAATGGGGGGAGGATAAACTTGCGCTGCTGTGATCGCCTTTGCTGTATTAAATGCAATCTCGCCAAGAGAAGCAATTTTATTTGCCTGAAATACTGCTCGAATCAGTTGTTTATTTTTACTTCCGGTTGCTTCCATGATTGCCGATGCTGCCTCGGTCATATTTCGAAACGTTCCGATTGTTGCTTGTTGATGTATATTCAGAGCTTTGATTTCGTCGTCAATCGTATCTTTTCTTTTTTGTGCGATAATACTTTCGTTATCAAGCTTAATTTTTAGCTTCTGCTCTTCGAGAGCTAGCTCTTTTTCTGCTTGCTCTTCTGTTAGTTTTTTCTGTTGCTCGAAAGAGTCTGCAATGATCATTGATTTTTGTTTCTTCATCTCTGCGAGTCTGTCTTCCAGCGCGAATCGAAGATTATATATCGCTTCTTCTCTCTTTGCTGTATGCTCTAAAGCCTCCAGTCTTTCGATCTCTGTCTGTACATTATCTTTTAAAGCTTTTCTCTCTTGATGTAATTTGGACAGAGCAATGTCTCTCTTTTCAGTTATTTGATCTTCTGCGCTGAGCAATGATACTCTTTTCTGTATTACATCTTGCGAAAATTTAAGAGAGTCCTTGTCCATTTGATTGAGAAGATCTGTTGCTTTTTTGAGCTCGTCGACTGCCTTTTTAGAGCCTACTATATTTTGAGCGATGCCTGATTGTCTATTCGACTTTCCTGCTTTTTCTGTAGTCTGTAAGGTTTTATTAAAGAGCTCATTAAATCGATCTAATCTTGCACTTGCTGCACCAAATGGATCAAGAAACTTGTCTCCGTGCTCTGCTATCTCGTTACCTATTTCGTTAAATACAATCTGCGCTCTTTCGAGCTCGTCTGCTGTTCCTGTTACACTCAATACTGCAACATTTAACCCAGCTAAAACAGCACCGAATGACTGCTGTAATCCTTTGATTGTATTGCCTGCAATCTCTCCGAATACGATGAAACCCTTTGTCGCTCCATGTATAATGTCAGAAATGCCCGCTCCTCCTCCTGCTTCTCCTCCTGCCATCACGTCTAGCAATCGAGAGAATTCTCCTTGCATAACTTCCGTAGCTGTTGCTGATACACGTTGGAATCTAGCCATTTCTTTTTGCATCTCTGGACCTGTATTTTGTCCGAATTCTTTAGACAAAGACACAAAGGCGTTTAAATTGTCAATTGCTCCGCTCTGCAAAAACTTCGGTCCTGCCGTCTTTCCGAAAATCTCTGCAGCTCGTGCCGCTCTTTCTTCTGCGCTGGTTATCTCGTTGAGGCTTGTAATAACATCATTAAAGACCTCGTCTGCGTCTCTGAGTTGCGTCATTCCGTTAACTGTATGTGTAGCCTGGACTCCTAGTGATTCAAACGCCCTTGTTGCTTTCTTCGATCCTTGTGACGCTTTGAGCATCATTTGAGGCAAGCGAACAAGCCCGACCTCTAACTCTTCAAAAGAAAGCCCGGCTCCGCTTGCAGCTAATCGAAGACCTGTCAATGTATCGACTGCTACTCCTGTTTTTGTGCTCGTGTCTACTAGCTGATTCGAAAGGTCTGCCATTCTCTGACCGAGTGCTAAAACTGCAATCGCTGCAGCTGCGGCAGAAGTTGCAATCGTTCCAAAAGACGCACCTGTCTTTTTAGAGAGCTGATTTTGTTTATTGATTACATTCTGAATTGATCGAGTCTGCTTTCTGCTACTCTTTCTCGCATCGTCTGCGGCTTTTTCGTATGACCTGCTCGTGTTTTTTGCTGCCTGCTGTGATGCTGCTGCTGCTTTTTTTGCTGCCTTCTGCGCTTTGCTAAATTCTGCAGCCAAAGATCGCGTCATTGCCTGCGCTTCTTTTTTTGTCATATTTGGGATATTTCTCAATCCCTGCTCTAATTGTTTGAGATTGGCTCTTAACGTTATTTCTACGCTTTTGTTCACGTCTGCCATTTTTACCTCTTTTTAGCTTGATTAATGAGATCGTCTGCAAGTACGTCGACAAGTTTATTTGCTGCGCTCCTCATTGGTTTCCAGAGCAGCTCGTTACTGGTCCGAGTGCCGAAAGCAAGATCATTCAGAGTATATTGACCTGTTTTAATAGCCCAAGCATACGGAGCAGTATTGCGAACAAAAGCGACAAGCTCGTTACTGGTTATCATAATACCTCGTTCAAGCTTATTTTTTGAATCTTGACTCAAAGGACTTTTTTTCGCAACTCCTCCTTTTTGTCTTGGTCTCTGGACTCTGACTGGCCATTCTTTTTTTGCTTCTTTGTATATCTCTTCGACTGCGTCTTGCATCGTCCGCTTGATAATTGGATTCGCGTCTAATAGCTGATTGACAAGTCTCTCCAGCTCGTCAGAGACTCCGATCGCTGCATTCCCATGTTTGTAAAATACTCGGCTCATGTCATGCGCTCCTTGATACGTCTCGCTTGCTGTATATTATACCGCTTTTTTCTTTCATCTCTGTCTTTTTGTGACTCATGTTCAAGAATATAATCTGCAATCAAATCTGTTTGTGTCTGCGCTGGCAAGTTTCGAAACCATCCTGGAGGCTGAGACCAAAAACGGCACAATCGAAGAGCTAGTCTGTCGAGATGTCCTGATCTTGAGTAGAGGAAAAATTTGCTCTTTCGTCGACCTCTGCCTCAGTCGGGATCTTCGCACTCATGAAGGAGAGGCATTTGATCCCCTCCTCATATATGACAGATGCCGTCACTCCTTGTCCGAGTAGACGATCAAGGCAACTATGACCATAGTCAGAAGCACGATGCTTAATCGGGCGATATTTGGGTAATCTAGAAGTGTGATCAATGCATACTCCGATTGAGCCTGCACACAGACGAGCGAGCATTGCATTGTCTGTCTCGGCAGACCATAAGCTCACAAATTCGAAACAGGTTGCGAGACTCGGAGAAGAGAGCTCAATCTCCCCTCCGAGCTTCTTGATGTTGATTTTCATTGTAGTCTCCAGGTTAATACTATGCGTATGTCAAAGCACCGTATGATGTAAAGTTCAGAGTAAAAGAGCTTGGATCTCCTTCTGTGAATGAGGCAGTGCATACACATTTTGTCAGAGTCGCAGATGTTGCTGCATCATCTCCGAGAGATTGTGCATCGCATTCATATACTATGTTGATGCAATAAAACTCAACGAAAGGAGTCCCGCTTGATCCTGTGGATTCGTTGCTGCTGTAGTTCCCTGTCTTGTTGATGAAATCCAGAATTGATCCAGCTTCAGAACCGTCTGTGAACTGTCGAAAGAATGCCGAGAATGATCCGCTTGCTGTGGGTTCGTCGTCTCCCTTACGTACTGTAGAGATTGCTCCTCTATCGCGGATTACAGTCTGCGCAGCTTTGGGAGTATCAAAGGTTAGATTTCCTTCTTCGTATGCGATCGGAAGAGTTACGGGGGTACCTGTTGCGTCTTTCAAGGTGATGACACCGTCTCGGCGTGTCTTTGGGAGGGTAGAGTAGGCCATTTGTATGCTCCTGTTATGTTAGTTCGATTGTGTGCAGAGCTTGGAGCTCTATTTCTGAGATTAAATACTCTTGCGAGTCTGGAGTTCTGCGAGATGCTCGCAAGAATCTAACTTCGATTCCTTTTGCAAAGTTACGTTGCATGACTGCTTGTATAACTTCTTGTTCTTTGTCTAATGCATTACCATAATCAAGGACAAGATCATGAGGACGAAGTCTATAAGCGAGCTTGACTCTGACAGTTGTATCGACATAGAGACCGACTGCAATCCTTTGTCTCTCGCTTGCTTGCTGACTATTTGAGACCTCAACAGAGAAACCGAGATGTGCAAGCGTATTCTGTGTACGCCCGAACAACTCCGGCAACTGTCGGACCTCTCTGAATCCTGACAAGTCTCCGATTTTAATCGCGAGTGCTCGTTGTACCTCTTTTACAGACACAGACATCAGTATCGTCTCCGTCTGTAGTTGATCCCCGGACGATTCAAGAAGATTGTCGGCTGTCCTCTCGTTCGCTTGTTTGGATCGTCTGCTTCTCCGTCATGGTCTGTATCATAAATAAAATTGATCGAATCAAACTCATCTCGATAGAGACGATAGTGCTCATTCGCGAGATCCAGATAACGTCCGTTTGACTGTCCTAGAGAGGAGTGAAAGTCTCGGAAGATGAGATACAAAGACAGATGACGATGAGCCTCAAAGAAAGACTCAGCAGACATCATCAGATACTCGTATCCCATCCCGCGATTTCTTATTCTTCGCAAGATCTGATACCAGGCATCGTCGATATATTGCTGATAGCTTGTCAATGTTGATGGTCTGACGTTGGCTAAGTCCGAATATGTCGCAGTCAGATCGATGTCCGATACAACAGGATAGAGTCGTCGTCTGACGAGAGCGCACATACGACGGAAGAGATACTCGTCTCCGTCGATTGTGACTGTCCACTCCTGGACATAACCCTCTCCAAGACTTTCAGAGTCTGCAAGCTGCTCTGCGCTATGTGCATAAGACACTGTACCACTATCGGCAATAGAAGCAGTTTTCCCAGACAGAAGATCGGCTCCTGTTGGTTTGATGAGAGTATATGTCGCGGCAGTTGGTACGAGCTGCGAACCATCCCGATAGAGTTTGAGCTCAGACGTTTGAGCCTTTCCTCTTTCCAGGAGTTCGATCGCTCGTATTTGTGCCGCATATGGAGTAGACGAAGACATCGATTATTATCCTTTTATTACGTCCCACCAGGCCGAAACATTAGAGACACAGAGTACTCCTTCGCCTGCTGCGAGAGTTACGATTGTATTTCCTGCTCCGTCTTTTACAACAATGTTATGAGTAGAGGATGCTCGATTCTTAATCCAGAAAGAAGCTCCGTCTTTGTAGTCTGGAAGGATACAATCTAATCCGCTTGTATTGTTTCTCAATAGTTGATACTGAGAATCTTTATACGTCAAAGTCTTGTTGACTGTGATTGTCTCGGGATTGACTCCGCCTTTTTGAACTATGTGACGAGGGATCTTAAATTCTGCTGCGTCTGTGAATGCCATTATTGACTCCTTTTCTTGTTGTCTGCTCGGTTCAAGTGTTTGACGACTATTCTCCGCGCTTGAGTGTGTGAGATGTTAGATTGCTGTGCTACCTTCTGAGCCATACGATCGATCGCTGCTCTCTTGTTGCTATCGGACATTATAGGCTCCTGCTGCGAGATCTTCGACTCTCTTGATTGCTTTTTTTGTCAAGCGGAGCTCTTCTTGTTTTGACTTAAGTCTGTTCGCTACTTCCGGGATATGCTGATCTCTTTCAAGACGAGCCATTGCTCGATTCATGCTGATCAGTCTCAAAGATGCGATCTGTGGATGTGGAGGATTGATTGCTCCTTCTCTCATAAGAGAAAGTCTCCACTGGTCAAAAGCGTCTTGATCAAAGTGCTCAATAACTCGTCTCCCGACCTTCTCAAGACGTATCCATTTAGAAGTATGATAGTTACCTTTGTGCGCAGGATATACGCGCATGTAATCATGCTTCGATGGATCAAGAAGAGTCCATCCTTGATCTCTTAGATTCGTTCTCATGATAGAGGAGTCGATTCGACCTCCGACTGCTCTCGTACCATTGACGCCCGGAGTCTCGGGAACACTAGACAACACTGGAAGCAAAAGAGGGATCTTCTCTTTCTTCTTCTTTCCGTCTGTCGTTGTCGTGTAAGTGTCAAACACTTTGAGCTCCCAGTTTTCGGGATTGTGAGCAAACAAGAATCTGCTGTTTGCTTTCTTTGGGATACGCGTCTGTACTTGCGTTTTTTCTTCCCAAGGCTGTGAAAAGTTTGTGTAGTCCATTTGTAGTCTCCAATAAAAAAGAGTTGGGAGACTCGCAGAATTTGGAGACTACAGAAATTAAAATCCTGAAGTCCCCCAACAAAACGAGTCTTTTTAGCGTGCAGAGAGTAGTTTTACTCCGCGATCGTCTTCGATGATTCCCAGTCCGAGATAAGCATGTCCTACGATGAAGGTACTTGCTGACATCGGGCGACGATCAAACTCGACTACAACCTTACCCATAGACATAAGATCAGCTGAGCCTTGAACGCCTGCAGGGATACCGTCTACGTATCCAAGAGCCATCGGAGAAATCATATAGTTGTCATAGCCAGAAGAAGCATTCTCTTTGACGTACTTGCTTCTATACACATCTACCCCGAATAAATTACCGGCAAAATTTTCACCTTTAGCTTGCAACATGTCCATAGAGGACTGCATTCGACTAATTGCGTTTCCTGTCTCATTACGGAGTGAATCTTGAAGCTCGGTTAGTGCTTTAGGAGCTAAAACCGCCGCGTAAGGACCAGGAGCACCAGCACCAGAAGCTGCTTGCTCAAGCTCAAAGATAGCATCAAAGAAATCGTCTACGCTGAGAGTCGTTGTATTTGCTCCCTTAGATGTAGCAAATAATGCAGCTGCTTCTCCTGTGAGCTCTGCGAAGCGTGACTCGTAAGAGCCTGCAATGCTTTGAGCGATACGGAATGGATCAATGTCTGCTCCTCCGAATCCAGTCATAGAAGCAAGATCACTCATCTCATAGATGATATATTGACGAGCTGCAACAAGGTCTGCTTTGTTGATTGTCAATGCTGTTTTGTTTGCTGCTTCGTCTGAGATTTCTGAAGCTGCTGCGGACATTGAATCATATCCATCAAGACCAGCAAGACGGACACGGACAGTATCGGTCCCAAGACCATTAATTGAGCCTTGATAGCTAAGTAGAGGAGTATTTCGAAGGTTTGCATTGTCTTTTAAAAGTAGGTTAATTTCTTGAGAAATCATCGCGCTTAAACGCAAGATATTTTCCATATTGGAAAATCTAATCGGATCGACTGTAGCCATTTGAGGCCTCCATTCATTAGGGTTATAGTTTTAGAGTGCTTCGGGCTCTTCTGCTGTTACCGGAGCGACCGTACCCTGCTGTATTATCTCTCCTAGTATAGCATAAAAATGGAGTGTGCAACAATGATTGATATTTTTGCTCGATATATTGACGGAGACTTTGTCTTTGAACCAATGAAAAGACGAGGAATGTCCAAAGGAGAGTATCTGCGAGCCGTAGAAGCATGCAAGCGTCTCAACGAAGACGGAATCCAGAACTCTTCTTCTCTAGTTGCTTTTTTGCCCGATCATATAACTCCCGATCAGGTCCCTTCGTTACAGCTCCCCCT